GCACTTCGAGGACGACACCGTGAGGTGCTAGAAGTCGCCGAACTCGACGACGCCGCGGACGGGAACTTCGTCAGCAACCCCGCAGCGATCGGCCGCCTCATCGACATCCTCGCCGACGTCATCGTGGAATGGAACCTCGACGACGACGACGACAAGCCCGTCCCGGCCACGGCGTCGGGGCTGCGGGACCAAGACCCGGAACTGGTCGCGGGGATCGTGCGGGCGTGGGTCGGGGCGTCGTCCCGGGTGGCGCCCCCTTTGCCGGCCGGATCGTCGCCTGGCGAGATCGAGGCGGGGATCCCCATGGAAGTCCTGGACGCGAGCCTGTCGAGCGAAGGAATGCCCGCCTAGTCCTGGCCTTGTGCCGCCGGTTCGGGTGTCTGCCGTCCGCGCTGCTGGCCGAGGACGGGAACCTACTGCGACTGCTGGAGATGGAAGCGTTAGGCGCCGACACGGGCGCCATGGAAGGGGAGGGGGCGGGTCGGGATGAGTGGTAGCAGCAACGAGGTAGAGATCAGGGTCACGTCCCGGGACCTGACCGCTCCCGCGTTCGAGCGGGCCAAGGGCCGCATCGGCGAACTCGAACGCAAGATGCTGGACCTGTCGAAACAGAAGATCCAGGTTGACGCGAACATCGCGGACGTCGAGAACGACCTGCGGAAGTTGCGGGATGAACTGAACGACCCGGACCTGAAGCGGCCTCGGATCGAGGTCCGGGCCGAGATTGAGGGCGCGAAACGGGACCTGGAGGAGTTGAAGGTCAAGGCTCGCACTCTCGGCCGGGAGAAGGTGAAAATCTCGGTCGAGACCCGCGAGGCCCGGATGCAGGTCGCGGCCCTAGGGGAGACCGTCCGGAAGGAGATCGGGGACGCGAAGAAGCACGCCCTCGCACTGAAATTGGAGATGAAGGCCAACGGCGAGGAGACGGGCCGGGTCGGGTCGATCTTCCGTCGGGAGATGGGGTCGCTATCCAGCTCCCTGGAGCGGCTGCCGGCGAAGGCTCGCGGTATCGGGTTGGTCGTGATTGGGATGGCCGCCGCGAAGGTGGCGGTCGCCGCAGCGGGGGCCGGTGTGGCTGTCCTAGGGTCCGCGATCGCTGGGCTGGGGATCAAGGCCGCCGCTGCCGATCAGTCTGTCAAGGACGCGTTCACGTCGATGGCCGATCACGCGAAGGCGACGACGAAGCAGATGGCGGCACCGTTCGTGCCCGTGCTGCGCGGCATCGCGGACCTGGCACGCAGCACGTTCGACGGTTTCGTTCCCGACCTGACCTCCGCATTCTCCAAGATGGCGCCAGCCGTGTACCGGTTCGCTACGGACATCGGGAAGGCTCTGGGCGAGTTGCGGCCCGCGATCGGGCCTCTCACGGACGGGTTCGTCGCTCTCCTGGCATCTCTCGGTCCGTCGTTGCAGGTGTCGCTCCGCTCCATCTCCGAGGGGCTGGCGTCAATTGGTCGGTCGGTGGAGGAGCATCCCAACGCGCTGCCGAAGCTGATCGAAGACATCGCGACCATGACGGAGGGGACGCTGAAACTGGCGGCGGTGTTGAACGATCTCCGTGGCGAGGAGGCCGAACAGTATGCCGTGACTGAGCGGGGCAAACAGATACTGGAGGCACACAACAAGGCGCTGGAGGATCAGAAGCGGGCGGCCGAACAGGCCAGGGTCCCGACTGCGACCCTGGCGGACGCTCACCGCCTGCTGGCCGAGGAGGCGCACGCGGCGCAGGTCGCACTGTCGGAGCAGGCCCACACCATGCTCCTCGCTCGGGGCGACACGGAGTCCTTCAACACTGCCGTCCTAGACGCCGCGGATGCGTTGAAGCGCAACGGTAAAGAGTTGGGGATGAACACCCGGGCCGGGATCGAGAACAACCGCGCCCTGGACAACATCGCGGCCACGACACTGTCGATGTACGACAACGCGGTTAAGGCGCACAAGGGCACCAAGGATCTGACGAAGATCATGCAGGACGGGAAGCATGCGTGGTTGGACGCTGCCGTCGCTCTCGGGATGGACGCGAAGAAGGCGAAGGAGCTAGCCGATGCGCTGTTCAACATCCCGAAGAACAACAACATCGACATCCACATCCGCACGTTCGGGAACCTGGATGAGGCGGAGCGGGCTGGCCGTTTCAACGACAACACGTCATCGGCGGGCGGGTCCGGGAAGGCGTCAAAGCGTGGGGGCAAGAGGGGTCGGGGCAAGAAGGGTCCAGCACCCCAGTCCGCCCGACGGGGCATCCTCGGAGGCTACGGCGTCGGGAAGACCATCGGTCCCACCTATGGTCAGCCCGGGTACAGCGGGATCGAGTTCGACGACGACTACGTGGACGTGTCGCACGTTGACGACAGCCGCCCACACCCGCCGGGGTGGCGGGACCCGAAGGGTCACCAGGGTCACGCCGCTGGCGGCATTCACGGGTCGGGGGGGTTCTGGGCGGGGGAGTGGGGCCCGTAATGGGTTGAGGGCGTCGCGGCGGGGACCCGTGTGCATTCAGCCGAGGACTCGGCGGGTGTGGCCGTCAAGGGCGGCGATGTCACTCACCTGACCCTGGAGTGGGTCGGCGGGAACGCGGGCGACGAGTTCATCGCGTGGCTCCGCAAGAACATTCGGGTTCGCGGCGGGTCAGTGCAATCGGTCCTCGGCGTTGCAGGCCGGGCCTAAGAACAGGAGACAGCAGTGTCGTTCCGCACATGGAATGGGCCGATGCCCACTACGGCCGCCCAGGCGTCCGTCACCACCGGCACCGCCATCAAGACCATGCTCCAGGTGTCCAGCCCGTCAACGCGGATGCTGCGCCTCATCTCGTGGGGGTTCTCCCTGGACGACCCGCCCGGAGCGGACGCCGTGATCGAGCTGATCCAGACCGACACGGCGGCAACTGTCACGGCTCACGTCGCGTCAGGGGTGGTGAACACCGACCCGAACGGCACCGCGTCCCTGGTCTCCTATGGGACGTCAGCTACCGGGTATACCGCGTCGGGGGAGGGTGCGCCGACGACTCTGCGCGTCTTCGACGTGGTGTCGCTGTCCTCGGTCAGTGGGGAGTCGCCGCTGACGTACACGTACCAGTTCATGCCTGATGAGCGGCCCATCCTGGCCGTCTCGAAGTTCCTCCGGGTCCGGGCTACGACCCCGACCACCGCGGTGGACATGCGGTGCTGGGTTTCGTGGGACGAGATCTGATCTAGGACGATGCCTCAGGCTCTCGCGCCACTGTGGGAGGGGTTCCGCCGGCTGGCCGACCCCCGCTCCGCGCTGCCCGTCACCCGGGGCACCGGGGTGGAGCCGGTCACGGTGGCGGCGTTCCCTGCCGGGATCCTCCAGCAGAAGGCGGAACTGTACCTGGGCGGGTCGTGGCTGGATGTCACGTCGTACCTGTACGCCCGGGACGGCGTCACCATCACCCGCGGGCGGGCGGACGAGAGTGGGCAGGTCGACCCGTCCCGGTGCCGGTTCACCGTCGACAACCGCGACGGACGCTGGTCCCCCCGTAACCCGCGAGGCGCCTGGTACGGGGCCCTGACCCGGAACACCCCCTACCGGCACTCCGTCAAGTTGGGGGACTCCCGACTGTGGATGCCTACCCGCACCCAGACGGGCACCTACTGCGGCTGCCCCGACACGCCCGCCCTGTCCATCACCGGAGACCTGGACCTCCGCATCGACCTCGACCTCGGATCATGGTTCGAGGAGACCACCCTGCTGTGTAAGCGGTCCGGGGCGTCGTCGGGGATCAGTTGGGACTTCCGGACCGGGTTCGACGGGCTCCTCAACCTGACGTGGTCGACGGGCGGGACGACCGCGACGGACGTGACAGTGTCATCCACGATCCCGGTCCCCTACCCGTCGTGCGGGCGGAAGGCGGTCCGGGCGACCCTGGACGTCGACAACGGGGCCGGCGGATACACCGTCACCTTCTACACCGCTGACGAGATGGATGGGACGTTCGTCCAGCTCGGGGATGCGGTCGCCACCAGCGCCGGGACGACGTCCATCTTCGACTCGACTGCCGGCCTGCGGATCGGGCCTTATGACGGGTCGACGGCTGCGACCCCGATGACCGTCTACGAGGCGCAGGTCAGGTCCGGGATCGGGGGGACCCGGGTCGCTAGCCCCGATTTCACGGGCCAGACCGACACTGTCTCCTCGGTCACCGACTCGCAGGGCAACGGCTGGTCGGTGGCGGGGGACGCGCAGATCACGCCGTGGCGGACCCGGTTCTGTGGCGAACTCAGTCAGTTCCCGGTCCGGTGGGACACGTCCGGGACCGACGTGTACGTCCCCCTCGAAGCGTCGGGGCTGCTGCGCCGGTTGCAGCAAGGATCGAGCCCGCTGCGGTCGTCCATGTACCGGGAGGCGGTCAACGACGCCAACCTGGTCGCCTACTGGCCCTGCGAGGACGGCGACGACACTGACAGCATCGGGCCCGCCGACGGCATCGGCGGGCGGCGGATGCGTGTCTCCGGGACCACCGATTACGCCTACTACGACGGGTTCAAGTGCTCTGGGGCGCTGCCCGTGCCCGGGTCGTCGACCTGGTATGGGCCGGTCGGGACGTACACGACTACAGGGCAGACGTCGGTCCGGTGGCTGCAATCGACCCCCGTCGCGGGGACCGTGAACGGGGCGCCCCTCGTGAGCGTCTACTGCACGGGCACCGCCGCCGTCTGGGATGTCACGTACGGGACGGGCGGGAACCTGGCCGTGAACACGTCCGACCGGACCGGATCCTCCCTCGGCGCGTCCGGGGCTCTCGCCGCCGCCATCAACGGCACGGACATGCTGATGCAGTTGACGCTCACGGAGAACGGTGCAGACGTCGACTGGTCCCTGTCCGTGTCTGTCGTCGCGTCCGGGTCGACGTCGTTCTACTCCGGGACCGTCGCCGCATCCACCGTCGGCCGGGTCACGCAGGTAGTGGTGAACCGGGGCGGGTCAACCCTCGGGAACGTCGTCTTCGGCCACATCATGGTCGCCACCACCGACGACACCATGTCGGTAGGTGCGACCTCCGCACCGTCCGGCTGGTACGCGGAGGACGCGGCGTCCCGGATCGAGCGGCTCTGCACGGAGGAAGGGATCCCGTTCCGGCTTGTCGGGGACTGGGCGACCAGTGCACGCCTCGGCTACCAGGGCCAGAAGGCGCTGGTGGACCTCCTCGCCGAGGCCGCTAACGCTGATGAGGGGGTCCTGTTCGAGCTGCGGGACGTCGCCGGGTTCGGGTACCGGTCGGGCCGGTCGCTGGCCGCTCAGGACCCGCGGG